TTCACGGTTTCTTTCATATCATACAACGTACCTGGTATCTGTCTCATGTCCTTGTCAGGTGAGCAGATAATATTACCAGGGTTTGCTGTAGCATAAATCCCTAGAGCATCATCAGCTTCTAAGGTTGGCATGATAATTACTTCATACTCTTCTTTTAATGCCGCAATTACACGCTTGTATCCACAAGGTTTCTTACGGTTCCTATGCCCCTTATATGAGGCTTGAATTGATTTACGAAAGTTTATACTATCACTAAAAAATAGGATGACTTCAGGTACATCCCACATAAAGTTATTCTTTATTTTATTTAGATCACGTTTAACACAAGCATAAGCATCACTGAATTTAGATGTGACGACAATAACATCGTTACCCCAATCTACTTCTGACTCAGCACTAGCACAGCATTTGTAAACTACGTAGTCTGCGTCAATGAGTAGTTTCAATGTGTCTCACTCCAGTCTTTTCCGACTTTGGCTTCTGCGTCAATTCTGACTCTGAGGTTGTAGCTTTCTCCAGCTTGGCAAGATGCAAGTACCAAGGATTCACATAAGGTACTGGATTGATCTTCTGGACATTCGTATTGTAGCTCGTCATGTATAAAGCCCAATTGATGGGCAGTAAGGTTTAGTTGTTTGATATTGTCATGGCTGATAAGCATCCAACGCTTAGCCAAAATGGCTGAGTTACCCTGCAAGCAGTAGTTTAACGCTTTATGCGGGCTATCCACCATAATTTTTCTGCCATCGATAGCTTTGAGATATCCTCTCTCTGAAGCTTTCTTGATGCCGTCCAAGAGCTTATCGAGTCCATCAATCGCGTCAATATATGCCGCTCTGATTTCCTTCCCCTTTTTCTTGGCGGCTTGGGATGAAAGAAGTTTGTCATAGCTGTGTCCGATTTTTTCGTCGCCTGCTCCATACAGAAAGGCATAAGTTACTGTCTTTACTAGCTTCCTAGATATTCCTATCTTGTCAGCATTTACTTGATGGATGTCTCCAGTAAGGAGGATGTCTGCATAGCGCCCGCCGTCGTATCTGGCAAGGAAATGGCTAAGCATACGCAACTCAATCCCAGACAAATCAGCCCCGACCATAACCATACCTGGAGATGGTAAGAAAAGTTTCCTGAACCTATCATCACTTGGGACTTGCCCAAGGTTTGGATGTCGATGGGCACATCTAAAAGTTGATGTGGCGACTGAACAATGGTGATGGATTCTGTCATTCGTAACAAGCTTCAGCCATGCGTTCACGCCTTCCGAGAGGAGTCCAAGCATTTTCTGAACCGTCAAGCATCTCAGAAACATCATAGAAACTTCTGACCCTATCTCTTTCAGGATCGGTTCGTCTATAATAGGCTTCCCAGTGGCAGTCAGTTGGGTCGGTTTCCATCCATAAAAGGTCTTTAGAATCCATGCTTGATGATCTCGTGATGTAGGGTTGAACTCTTTGAGCCTGGTAGATGGAGCGCCTTTGACATAGCCTTGGGTCCTATTATCTCGCTTAGGAGTAAATACTGGTCCTTCAACGAAAGGGTGCCGGTCGCGTAATAGCTGATAAGTTTCTTGAAGCTCACACTGGAGAGTCGATGTAAGTTGCTGTGCAGCGCGTTCATCAAAATACCATCCATATTCCTCCTGTTGTTGTAGTAGGTGGGCTGCCTGATGTTCTATTTTGACCCATTCAGGTATGGGCGGAAGTGGTTGCATAATTTGGTGGTGACTTTTACATCTTGAATACAATAGTCTTGCATCTCTTCTGACCAGGCTTTCCAATCAGATGTTTTACCATACTCACCCTTGAATTCTCCTAACCTATAGCCATAAGACTCTAGACTGTGAGAACCATATAGTTTGAGTGGCATATGTTTCCAGTTATTGCGCTTATCTAATGCCATCATATCCGGATGGTAAAGACGGCTAAGCAAAAGAGTATCCAGGCAATCACCAATACGTCTAAACCATGGATAAAGTTTGTTAATAACAGCAAGATCGTAGTTGATAATATTATGCCCAGCGATAGTAGGTGCATCTTCCAGAATTTGGATAGCCCTAACAACTGGCTCCGACGCGGGTTTGTTAGTACGTCCCTCAAACGATTGGTCGTTGAAGATAAGCGTTTCTTCTGTGTCCGTATCATAGAGTACAATACAGTGGATTTCTGTGACATCTTTAAGTAGTCCGTTCGATTCTAAATCAAAGACTATCATTACCTACCAGTCCAGTTATAGGTCTTATCTACAAACTGTGCGCGTTTGATAGCCTGCTGTGTTGGTGGGTTAGGACGCTTCAATTCAGAAGTCTGTTGTTGCGTCGAACTGTGCTGGTTCTGTGGTTTCATTAAATTTACAGGTAGATAGATCGTAGTTCAATCGGCAAGCAATGCCTGTTTCCCCAGAGTAGCGATTCTTGAGAACTCTAACAACTGTATCAGTGTGTTCAGTTGTACCCTGTTGATCTCTTTCAAGTCCAATAACTGCATCGCTGAGTTGAGCGATTGCCGCACTTCCTCTAAGTTGTCCGAGTGTAACACGGGCACCTTCTTCATGGTTCTGATCCGTTGATGTTCGTTTTAAATGTGATACAAGAAACAATGCAATACCAGTACGCTCAACAAGTGAACGTAACCGTGTCATTGTTTGGTCAATCATCCGACGTTCATCACCATCAAGACCACTCATAAGAATGGATAGGTGATCAAGAAAGATAATCTTACAATCAAGTCCTGAGGCTAGGTATTCAATCCGATTATAAATGATATCAGGATCAAAACTACCGAACCCGTCAAAAAGATAAAGCTCCCAGTTATTAATACTGGAATCAAACGCTTCTGTAAGTGTTGAATGTGTATGCTCCCCTAATGCTAGGTTTTTACCAACAGCAGCGGACATTAGTCCGAGAGCTGTACGACGGTTTGACTCTTCAAGTGCCAGGTATCCAACCCGCTCTTGTCGTTGTAACAAGTCAGTTGCAAGCTCACGACAGAATGAAGATTTTCCGATGCCAGATCCTGCAGTGATTGTAACAAGCTCTCCGTACCGAATCCCGTGTAACTTCTGCTGTAGTCCTTGAAATGAGTAATCATGGTCAGCTGGTGGTTGTGGTGTTGTTACAAGTTCAAGTAATTGCTTGGCGTCAATGATACCATCAGGGCGATATGGCTTTGCATTCCATATTGCTTGTCTGATTAGCTCATCATCACCTGCCATAAGCGCATCAGAGGCGTCCTTGTGGTCCTGTAACCGCGCTATAGTAACTTTTCCTGGTGGTAGGACTGATGCTGCCTCTTCGGCTGCCTGACGCCCTGCTGCATCGTTATCGAAAAACAGGACAATCTCTTCATATCCTTGTAACCATTCCAGGTTTTTCTGTACTGCCTTCTTTGCAGCTGCTGCACCATTGGGTAATGATACATGCGGCCACGTTGGCATAGCTTGACAACAAGAAGCGGCATCAAGCTCACCCTCTGTAATCGTTACCCGTTTACCTGTACTAGGAAACAAGTGCTGACCAAAGAATGTACCAGGTGTCTCTCCCTCATAAGTGAATTGCTTGTCCTTGCTTTTTATCTTGGCACCTTTGACAATGCCTGAAATGTCATGATAGTAGAAGCGTAGCTTATTACCATCACGGTAGATTTTATACTTACGACAAATATCTTCCGATAGTTTGCGCTTAACTAGCCTTTCGGCTGAGCCTTGTATGTTCACGTTGTTTGACGAATGGTGAATGTGTATCTCTTCATCCCCATGACCATAGGTATGACAAACAAAACAATAGCTATGGCCATCAGTATAGATTGAATTACCATCTGATGAACCACAATTATCGCATGCCTCATGTCTGAGAAATTCAGACGAGCCAGTCAATGGGGATGTTATGGAAGGAAGTCCATGGTATGTCATGCTTATCACACCACTTTGCATATGTGGTCTTTGATCCTTTACTAATTTTATTATACGGTGCTTGAAAGACCATACGTAAATCAAGTTCAGGGTGTTGTTCTTTTACGTTCTTGATCTTACGTCTGTCCTCAGCTTCCCAGTACCCTTTACATTCTAAGAATATACCATTTGGCAATAGGAAATCTGGGGTGTAGATGTGTTGAATGACATAAGGAACCTTAGTTGATTCATACTCATACTTCACACCCAGCTCACACATAAGATCAGCAACTCGTTCTTCAAGTCCTGATCTAAAAGCCATTAAAAGTCATCCTCTTCTACTTCTGGTGAAGGTGTTACGTTAGGGTCAGATGTCTTGAAACCTTGAGTAGTTCCAAACAATGCTGCTACATCTTCAGTAGACATATCGCCAGTGTCAACACCAGCAGCAGAATTAAGAGAGACAAGCTGTACACCAACCAGCTTAAGGCTGGTGCCATACGTTACCCCGTCCTTGAGAATGTAAGGCTTCTGATAAAATGCTACCTTGACACGACTACCAGAGTAGAGAGGCAAAGACTCATCAGTAAGATGTGTACCTTCAGTATCAACAACAGGGGGCTTGTTATCTTCATTCCAACTGAATTTAACTTTGTATTGTCCGTCGGATACTTCTTCCCATGGCTCAGGCTTTAGTGTTGAACGCTTAGGGTTCTTCAGTTTAGACTCTGCCCATCGTAATGATTCGGCTCGGTCAACTTCAAGAGCATCAATCATGCCCTCATCAATAATTGTGGATAGACTATAGCCAAACTTACTTGGCTTCATTACAGCTTGGAATCCTTCAAGGACAACAGGCTGTTCAGTTTTGTGGATGGTGCGTGCCATTAGCAGAAAAAATAAGTGGAATTAATTACCGTCTCGGGCTCTAAGTCTCCGATGATCGGTGGGTCAGTCTCTGCCCCTATTTGGGCGGCAAAGTCTAATAGGTAATCATGTTCAGCAAACAGGTGCATGTAAGTCTCCCTGACTATAGCAGACAAGGCAGACATATCTGTAGCACGGCATAATACTGAGTCATGGATTAAGGCGATGGGAGCGTCAAAACGTAAGACGCTAAGATGCAGGAGACTAGCATCAAGAGAATGGATAAGATTAGGCGCAGTAGTGTTCTTGTGTTTGTTTCGGTCAACTTTGTCTGTATCTCCAGTAGCAATGTTAACTTTTATTCTACCTAACAATTGTAAGTTAAGTTTCTGCACCTCTTTTTTCATCAGCTTTTGATAAACTGTGAAGCCTGATGGTGTGACCCAAGTTAGTTCAGTTTCACCTCTATCAATAGCTTTAGCTACCTCTTCTTCTATCCATTCCATGACAGCCATAGGACCAGGTACGACCTCATCCATAGCATCTCTTACAGCCTTCACGGTCTTAGTAAGATCGTCCTTATCTATCTCTACGTCCTTGTCTTTTAGAGCATCACGGATGTACCCCCTGTTACTGTAAGGACGAGCATTGTAAGGTACGGTCATGACTACTCTTTTTACCACCTTTCTATCCATGTATTGACGGATAGATTCAGGACAATAAGGCGTAGCAGTTTCAGCTACTACTTTATACGCATCCTGTGGTCTTGGACTA